TCCTCGTAACGTGGCCCACCGAGAGCAATCTGACCCGTAGAAGGATTGTGATCACGGGCAATCAACTTGTCCATAACAGCCTTCAAAATTTTCAATTCGTCCTCATTGATTTTGAAACTATCGTCTTCGCAAGCCCGAATTTCTCTACTCAACATCAGGCCGTCAAAAGACTCAACTCCATCTTTGTAGACGCCCGGTATTCGGAGCATGTCGGCAATTTCCTTCTTGATCGGGAAGGGTTCTTTGCCTGTTTTAAGAACCCGTTTTTCGTCCTCTACTTCCCATCGCTCGAAATCTACCTTGTACTCACTCAGGTCCAAATCATACATTTTCATTTCTGTCCCCTTAAAAAGTTAGAAAAGATAGGAAGGGCCGGTTAAGGCCCCTCCCATTAAAACACACTTCTTTATTACACACCCGAATCCGCTAAAGCAACGAGGTAATAAGTTGTCCCTGCAATATCAACAGGAATCATCTTATCACCAGTAGCAAGAGCCGGAGCATCTCCGGTAGAGGTGTAATCTCCACAATCTCCTGCGTTTCGGATAGCTAACAATCCATCCCAATTGTAAGTACCGGCATGAACATACAAGGCATAAGCTTTGATCGGTGCTCCTGTACTTTCATCAACATAGTACTCCAAAGAAAGACCTGCCACAGAACCGCCACTCAAATCAGGGGCAGTTGCCGATACTTCTGTTTCTACAGAAGCATACATAGCAGAATTCCAGTGACCGGAAGTTACTGCTATCTCAGCACCATCTTTGAAATGCAAGTTTGCACAGAGAGTATGGACAACATTAGATACCAATGCGGCACTTAGATATGATCTATATTTCCACATACCCCATGTCGCATGACCCAGACCGGCAATCTCACCAACTGCATAGAGACCACGCTTCGGTCCACCAGTACCATTAAATAGCAAGTTAATACTATTCACGGTCACTGCCGCAGCAGCATCATCATCTATGATCAGAGGGTCGCCAGTATTGTCCTGTGTAATAAACAAACTTGCATCCAATTTTGCAAGAGTAAGACCACTTACACTGGACAAATCCGTTGTTTCCGCAGCAATAGCAACAGGTCTTGCCTGATTAGCTGCCAGAGGAACAGTAAGCTCCTGAGAAGCACTCTCAACAGCAAGAATAGTTCTGCCTACAGTACATTGTACATCTGCACGGACAGGAACAATAGCCCCATTGGGAATATAAATATCCAACCAGCGGGGTCCTACAAGGCCCGCATAAGAAGAACCCGCAACAACACCAGCAAAAAACTGAATGTTACCAGTATCAGGGTCTTCTACCCGCATGAATTTACCTTCATTCTGGTTGCCTTCTGCCGTAGTAGTAGGACTTGTCTGACAAGCTCTATCACCGCCAGCACCCTTGTCGTAATCAAGGACATTTGCCGTTGCGTCAAACTCATAGCATACCGGCATACCCTCATAAATCGTACTTCCTTCTGTGTAATATACCCGCTTTTTGCGAGCATTTGCATTCGTTCCAAATTGGCTAAACGCCATAATACTTTCCTTTCAAAATACTTTTACATTCACGGCCTTACATAACTCGACCGACATTACTTCTTACGCATGTTGACTAATCAGGAACCCGGCCCGCTGTCTGGTAGTAGCGGTAATCGCCAACGAAACATCAAGGGGCACAGTGAGAATATTGTGAGAACCGTCTCTTGGCGTAGGTTTGCCGAGGGTATAGTCATTCTCTCTCAGAATACGAACCTTGAAGAAATCATGGTTGACACCATAGATCGGGTCAGTACCCATAATTGGGGTGTAACTGGAACTACTATCAAGGAAGCTCACGTAGATAAACGGAACACCCTTGTACAGAATACGACCGAAGTACTTAGCAAGATCGGGACCAACATTGTCGTCCATCTTACGAGCTATTGCTTCGAGGTTTCCGATCACATTATCATTACTGTAATAACGGAACGGTTGAGGTCCAGTCTCTTTGGCAACAGCGGTCGGAAGCATCGTCGGGATAAAGTGGGTCTTCCGTGTAGCTCTACCGAGCAAACTAAGAAGATTATCACCAAACTGTCCCTGATGGTCAGCGTAATACGAAGCCCAACGAGGTTTGTCGGACGCACTGGAACTAATCGTACCAACATTGTACGCAGTACCAGAACCATCATTATACCTACCCTTGTAACCAGTCCAAGCACCGGTTGAGCCGGAAGTACCCAGACTCAGCCAAGAAGCCAGTCCATGAGGATTCTTCTTGTCGGTAGCACTTGCCGGGGAAAGAATCAACTTCACCTGCAAAAGCTCACCAAACTCTCGGTACATGTTCAACTGTTTGCCGGTCAGATACTTGTAAATCCGAACCTTGTTGCCAGTATTCATTGCCAACTCAATACGGTTGTAATCCATATTGGTCGTAGCATGTGCCCAGTCTACCTTGATCTCATGGTCAGTATTGACTGTGTTATGAGTATCCTCTTCCCACAACGAGATCATCTTTGCATTACCCGTATCTGTCAGAGTAATGAAATCCTTGATAGAATCACCACTGTCACGCTCGGCTTTTGCCATCCACGTATTATACAGTTCGTGACTGATATCATTGAAGGTCATCTGCAAAGCTTCCTTACGATATGAAGCCAGCGTAGCGTGACCAACATCTACTGCCTGTTCAATTGTTAAATCTGCACTCATTTAGAACTCCTTGTTCTTAGTCTTTGACACCCGCTTCTGCGAGAGCGTCTCCTACGACCTTCTCCATGAAAGCATCACTGCCCTCTTTAGGTGTCTTTGTTTTCGTCTTAGTTCTGTTGGGACGAGTTGTAATCTGTTTTGAACGGCCTCTTAATTCCTTAGCCACTTTCCTCATGGCGAGGTTCTCACCGTTTTCTCCTCGGTACAAGGTAATAACACTTTCTAACGATTCCTTAAAGGAACCGAATGCCCCTGTAGAATACAACGCATTGGCCTTACCCCACAAGTCTGCTCTTTCTCTAACTGAGCGATGTCGGTCATCAGGCACTCCGTCCACATTCATAGGGAGTTTGTCATACGTACCAAAGATAGGAAAGTCTTTCTCCAACCCATCCAACACTTTATTCATATCACAGAAGTTACTGTAGTGCTCTTCCTTCTCTGCTTTCTCTGCTCTTACTTTCTCGTCTTCTGTCACCGAGTTAAGTGCAGTGGAAAGTTTTCCGACCTGACTGTTGAGACTCTTTACAATAGCAGCCATAGCCGGATTCTCTTTTTCAAGAGCCTCCAACTGCTCATCTGTAACTTGCCCCGTAGTCTCAACCTTCTCGATCTTTTTCTTTGGAGTCTCAGGGTCGTCATCCTCAGATGATTTTTCTGAAATCCCCCGCTCCAGTAATGCTTTGATGTCCTTTACGATATTGGGGTCAAGATCGTTTAGCTTCTGGACCGTCTCAGCATCATACCCAAGTGCGATAATACCTTCATCTTCATCGGCATCATCTCCGGTATCTCCGGTATCATTATCAGTACTGTCATCAGTACTGTCCTTGGTATTATCATCATCCTTGGCGTCATCCTTATTGTCATCGTCCTTGTTGTCATCGTCTAAATCAGTGTAATCAGTATCGTCCTTGTTTTGATCATTCACGGTGTCAATAGCTTTGGATACTGCTGTAGGAACTCCATCAGTCATCCCATCATTTGTGTCGTCGATATTTGGATTGTCTGTGTTTGTATCATCAGTATTGGTGTCATCATTCTTAATCTCTTCGGACATTTTATCTCCCTTTATGCTTTGTTTACTGTCTCTTCTTTAGTCGTCTCGATATCTTTCCACTTGTCCTTCTTGTTTTCCTTTTTGGCTAATTCTCTTTTTCGCAGAATAAATTCATCGCCGTCCGCTTCCAGAATCTCAATACCAATCTCAATCACATCATCAAGATAGTCAATAAGTCCGTCTGTCATCTCCTCAACAAAAGATATCCCACTGGAATCCTCAAGGAAACATGTCATAACTTTTTCACCCATCCGGAATTCCATAGCTAAAGCCCAGACCTCATCATCTGGTCTACGTTTCCTTACAACACTCACCGAAGTGCCGTCCCCCATATCCTTATAAAAATACTGTCCCTTTAAGTTCGTTGTACTCATTTTGTCTCCCTTAACAATAACTGTTACGATCTACCCAATTGCGTTCTCGTAGCCGTTGTTTCTGTTCGGCCCGATTCTTAATAAGCATATCACCATTCTCGTTAAACCGTGCTCCCGGATGAACTCTCTCAGCTTCCCCGCTTGCTATTTGAGAAGGATGTACTCCAAGAGCCGTTGATACCCGTTCTTTGTCTCCATAAGTTTTTGTGGTTCTTGGACAATAATCGTCTACCATTTTTCTACCACATTTACACTTAGGATATTTCTTATCCCGGTAGGCACAAAGATCATCATCCTCTTCTCCACATCTCGGACACATGAAGTTGTATACAGGCATCTTATCTACCCTTCGCTTTTTTCAGTTCAGTGATTTCTCTTCTCAAAGCCTCTACATCAAAGACCAGATATTTCAAGTACACCCTGAGAAAATCTATATTCTCTTGTATTTGATTACGAATCTCTTCTACTGTTGCTTTCTCATTTTTCGCCATCACTTGTTTTGCTGTTGGGTATGACTCATTAGAACTTGCCACATATACAATTCTTGATATCTCCAAAGTCTGTTCACAAAGATGACGTTCATATTGCTTATCTGCCGAATTCACCTTATTATCTCCCTATAACAATGTACTCATAAGTCACCTGTTCGTCTGTGGTTTGGTTATCGACATAAACAGTACCCGATGGTTTGAATACAGCTATCTCTCCTTCAAGTACAACTATTTCAGCATTTTCAGATGATACCCAAGAAGTGTCAATTTCCATATCATTAGTAATTGCTTTTATTACAATCAGATCAATGGTAGAGATATCACCAATATCAAGAGCCTCGGCTGTATTAGCTGCCACCTGTTGTTTGTAAGCATAGTGTGATTTAGTAGGCGTATTGGTAAGAGTAAACCGATCAATGAAGTTTAACTCTTTACCAAGACCAAGAAGTTGAGCAATTATGTTTACCGTTCCGTTTGCCGCCATTACCTGCTCCTTTTTTTAGCCGCTTCTCTTGCGGATTTATCTACCCTCGCCTCAGCTTCCTCGCGGGTAAACCCGGCTTTCACAAGTCCCCGAATAACACTTTCTGTTCTCTTGTTAAACTTGGGTTTCTTCAGAGACTCTTTATCTTTGCTTTTCTTTCGTCTGAATGCCGACAGTTTAGAAGCGTCTTGATATCCTATACCTTTGGGCATTATACTGACTCCTACACATCAATTGTGGTTTTTATTTTCTTTACAATTTTCTTAGTCGCTTTGGATTGGAATGTACTTAATGCAGCATCATGTTTTATTGTTGGTTCTTCTCTGATCAGTTGCACTCCTTCCACTATTTCTTTTATCGCCTTCTTTCGTATCCACATACTGTAGCCCATTAGACCAACAGTTCCAATCATAGATATTACGGCTATAATAGCAGAGTATTTAGTCACTCCTATGATGAGACTGATGACGATAAAACATGCTGCCATAAACTGAAGTCCTTTGGAACTTCCATTTAAGAAGGCAAAGAATCCAGCACCTACTCCGATTATTGATAAGGTAAATAACCAGTTATTACTTTTCAGTGTCTGAAATATCGCCTGTGTTCCAGTGGTAGGTAAGTTAGCAAGTCTACTGCCAGCGGTTCTCGGCTGGAACATAGCACATCCACTAAAGAAAAGAACTACTGATACAAGTAATACCATTATTGCTGATCTCATTTTTGTCTCCTAAAGGGGTTGCCCATTGCGTTCATTTTTCTGTCTACTATTAGCTATTGCAGAGTTTGGATTAGCACCCGTTCTACCATCCTGAACGTCTTTTTGTTTTACTTTCCCTTGTGTTGGCGAATACGGATTCAATCGAGTTTCTGCCGAAGGAACTGCGGTCTCATACCAGTCATCCAATCCTCTCAGTCCCATCATCTTACCTAAGTGTTGCGTTGCTTTCGGTACGTTTACTTGAGCACCCTGTTGAGCAGCAATCTGAGCAGAAGGAAGAATCCACTGTGTCAGCAAACTCATAGTTCTTTGGAATTCTACTGTAGGAGATAGTCTCTGTAAGGAATAGGGTTCGACATTGAACTCATAATCCCAAAACTCCCCGTCTCTTGCAGCCCGGTCAAATACAACAGGTATATCACCAAATCCTTCAATCCTTTTTATTCTTGGAACAGATATTAGTGGGTCACTCCAAAAGTGCCATACCATCTTTCTTGCCACACTTTGAGTAAAGGAATAGGTTTTTTGTGTCATGTCATCGACACTCTTGGAAGCATTAGCAAACTGCATTTGGTCCTGTCCAAGAGTCTCTGCACCGGTTCCCTGTCCCCCTAACAGATACAGGTTGTTGTTCTGCATGGAGAACTGATTTTCCAAGTAATTCGCCCATTTATAATGTTCAGCATCAATTCCCGGCCATGTAACAACATCTACCCCCTGAGTACTGGATACTTTAACTGACCCCTGATCAGGAGCAGAAACAAGTCTTTCTGCATCATCCGCAGCATCACCTTCATATACAAGATTCGATTTCTGTGACTCTGCTTGTCTTCTCATCTTCAGAACAATCGCATTTAATGCCGCATCTAAGTCCATTGAATACCACAGTGGGGGTATAGGAAGGGAAGAGCCGGGGAAGTCCTTGTAAAACAGTTTATCGTATGGCCCGCCTTCGGGCGTTTCAGCATCTATTGTACGCAGGATAGTTGCACTGCTCGGTTCAATAGTAAGTATTATATTTTCATCTGGAATCCAGTAATCTGCAAGTCTGACATATTCTCTAAGAGTTGAAACATGGTCATCAACATGATTTCTCTTTGCTATTCTCTGTGGGTCATTTTCTCTTTGTTCTCCGTGCAGGTTATAAGAAGCTTTGAGTATGTCTGCATGTTTTCGGAATTCCTCCTGTGCGGCCTCTAAAGGCATCTTGTAGTAATTTCCCTCAAACTCGAAACCCTCGAAAGAAATCGCAGACGGGTCTCCAATATAGTCTACCAGATCAACAGGGTCAGAGTAAACCTGTCCTATTGCATGTCTGTGACCAAAAATTTCTACTTCATGTGATTTCATTATGCCGGTTCTCAAGATACCAAGACCAAGCATGGAATCTCTTACTACCGGCCTGAGTGAATTCATTGCAAATTTTATCTCTTCAATCAGATGGTTAAAAGCCAATTCCGTTGTTTTTGCGAAGGGACGATACTCACTCTTTTTGCTTGTTATGAGAAGTCTTGGGTTACTCATCACTAAGTATGGAATTAAAATACTGAGACTTCGGTCCATGAGATTGATAGGATGGCTTTTACTTATACCGTGTTGTCTTGCTGTACCGGAAAAGTAACCGGCTTCTATTGCTTTCAGCATTAGCATTCTATTTACCAAGGCCGGTTCAACTATTTTATACCATGACTTAGAGCCACTGACAAGACGTTGAGGAAAAGAAGCACGTACATTTTTTTCGTGTATGATGGAGGCCATGCTATTCCTTAATATATAAACCTACGGTTACTCTTCCTTGCTGCTTCCAACTTCCTTGTTTTCATCCTGTCTCCGAGAGTATTCCCGCCCTTCTCTTTCTGTCTCTCTATAAATGCCTTTGGTTGATATGATAAAGCCAAGCAACACAAGCCCAAAGCAATAACTCTATCTCCATGTGCTGCACTCGCATTTGAATCGTCATCATTGGATAACTTTGCTGGATGGGGAGTACCGGCATTATTGAACAAGTAAGATTCCATTTCCCTTATAGTTTGTTCACAATGAATCGTCAGATGTTTTGATATAGGATTATCACTGAGTCCCTCTTTGAGAGCTACATCTAAATCCATTAGCAATCTGTACTTTGTTCCGTCCGGTCCTTTTGAACTATGCCAGCCGAGTTTATTTTTTTTCTTTTTACGTTTTACTGTCTCATCTCTACGAACATATAGGAATGGATACTTGTTTTTTACTACTCTTCCTTCAAATACTCCACCAATTCCGTTTGATTCCCATATCAGATAAGTACTCTTTTTAAGTCCACCAGTCCAAAAACATAATGCTACAGCAATGTCTGCAAAATCTTCTGGTGATGTACTCGGACAAATCCACTGACCAACTTCTTCACTCAGGTTGACATCCACAATACTGAGAACACTATTGGATGCTCCACGACCGAGACCAATATCACCACCAATGATAAAACTATGTGTTTGATCGGGTCTACCATTATCTAATTTCCCCCACCACTTTAGTCTTCCTATACCACCCGGAACTACACGCCCCCCTGATACAAGATGATCTCTGCCTCTTTTTATAATAACATCTCCAACAAAATTTGGAGTATATACTGTAGTTTGTTCTATCCTGTGTAATGTTGCATTCGTGAAAACAGAAGAGCCAGAACCTTTTGGTCGTCTGTCAATATTACAGGCAATGTCTCTCGGTCGTCTTTCTCTGCATTTCTTATCATACCAGAGACTTCTCCAGCCCCCTTCATTAAGATCTCCACCGTCAGCAGTAAACTTAATAGCTTCCAGTTTTTCCGACCAAGGTTTGTCTTTATTCTCTCTTCTGAGTTCACTTATCTTGAACCCTTTCATGGGTTCAATGTCATTAAATACTTCTGGACATAGTTCTCTGTAACATTTTATGTCTTTTATCTCAACGACATCATAATCAGGAGAAAGATATAAACCCTTATTCTTATTGGGGTTATCTGTCCAAGGCATTATGATAACCGGTATCTCACCATACTTTTGAGTCAATAGTTGATTATAAGGATGTTCTACTCCGAAAAAGTGAGTACTATTAAAAATAACACAATCTGAGGTATCGTGAATAGAGTCATTGATACTCAGGGCCATGTTGTGGTCTGTGCGGCCCATCTCATCCACAAGCACACCCTTTTGTCTATCCCCTGCTCCAAAACTTTCATTCGTTGCTTCACCACTTATTGCTGCTGAATTATCCAGATTCTGCACCAGCATGTATGTTTTTAGTAAATTAGCTCTCAGCCAATTTGGGAGGGTTGTAAGAGCATAGCATACTTTGTGCATCAAAGACTTATGTAATCCAATCAATTTGCCATTTATTATCTCTACTCCTTTATCGACAAATTCAGCTTTTCTTGAACCAACTAAAAAGTTACTCTCAGGGTCAAGCAGAAAATGTCCGGCAAATGTCTTACATATAATCTCAGTAGCTCCTTCTTTTCGAGACTTGTCGATAACCATACAGTGTTGCGTTAGGATACTGTCGTGAATAGCATCGACTGCAACTTCCTGATGCTTCCACAAAATAAAAGGCCGGTTGCGTTTTCCTGTTGGTCCCTCCGCGTCGTAAACCCACAAAGCAGAGTTGAAAAGTATTTTTATATCCTTCCAACATAAAGCCTTATACACTTTCTGCATCTCTGCATCTTTCGCTATCTTATCGTGGAAATCCATTCTCCATGATATATTCTCAGCGACATTAGAAGGTATTGCCTCAAAGAATCCTTCTGGTGTATCTAAAGATTTAGCAATGGCCGTCAATGTATTTTACCATCCTAAGTACAATATTCCTGTCATCCCTCATAATTCCAAGTGCTTGATTACAAGGTCCACATAGTAAACCTCGCACCCTTCCGGTGGTATGACAGTGATCAACATTAAGAGTCTGTTTCAAATCAGCCTGATATGTATCACAAATAAGACACTTGCCTTTTTGTCCATCAAAGAGAATCTGCCACTCGGCGGAAGAAAGACCATACTCTCTCATAAGTCTGGATTCTTTTTCCTTACGGGTAGTTCTGTACTTTCTTGCAATAGCAGCATCCCTTTTATTACCACCATTTTTCAGCCACTTCTTTCTATCGTCATATCTACACAATTTGCAAACACCAATATGTCCGTCCCGGCATTGCTTGTGTTTAGGGAAGTCATCCAGTGTTTTTGTCTCGCCACACCGACTACACTTTTTCATCAAGTATACTTTCAAGAAATTCATCGTTGACATCGCTGGAAACTTTAATAATGTCAGCACAACGGGGGACCGATATGCTGTCATTATTAAACTCACCATCAATGACATCGACGACTTTACTTTCAATCACTTTTGTTTTTTTGTCCAAAGTGTCCGCAGTCTTAAATGCAGCACCGGCCAATTTTCTAATATCAGCAGATTCAAGATGACCAGTAATACTTACGTTTATTTGCTTCTTGGTCTGTTCTACTTGAATTGATCTTACGTTATGATATTCATTACTCAGGTTAAGCAAAAAGAACATTAGTAAATCTTTATCAGGAGCACGGTGCTTTAGTTTTCTTGTTTCCTTATCAATGACCAATATGTACTCTTCAGAAGCATCAGGATTCTCTTCATCCCAATTATGATTCTTTATTCTTTTGAATACTTGATCTATTTCCTCGAAATCATAACCTATTGCAGACCTCAATCCATTGGCTACAAGATGTGATGTTGCTATTTGTTTTGCGGATGATTTGGAATCAGTTGCACGTTTGAATTCAGAATATCTCTGCTTCCACTTTGATATGGTAGTTGGCTTTACACCAAGAACGTAACCAATATCCCTTTCAGTCATACCGGCAGCTACCATCCTTGATGCCACCTGTACAAAGTCATAATTATACTTAGCCCCTTTTTGGAGTTTCCGTCTTATGGCTTTCCCGGTCGTGGAGTCTGGATTACAGCTATCACTCAAAACAATACCCTATACTAAAAGAAGTTCTTTGCAGTTTTGGTTCTGATTGTTTTCTGCTTGACTCACAAATCTTATGTTGCCGGGTTCATAGTTGCCATCGTTATCTATCCGGTCAATAGTTAATCCTCTTGGGTCTATTTGTAGTTCGTTGACAACATATTTGATAAATTCTTTAGAAGACTTAAAAAGGACTTTTATCCCCCGGCCACCATAGCGGTTGTAATTATGGATTTCGGGATTATTGCATCGCCGCTTCATGCTTGAAAAAACACACCGTAAATATCCCGGAATAGTAGCGTAGCTCTTTTTATCCCTTTTCTTCCTCGATACTTTACTGGCATCGGTCTGAACATACTTCCGTTTATATTCTGCACAGCAGGTCCTGCACCAAAACTTCAGCCCCTCCTTCTTACTGCGATCTTTAGTGAACTCAGACAAAAGTTTCTTGGCCTTACATTTATTGCACCTTTTCATTTTACCAGCAGTGGGGTCTGTATTACAGGAATTTGACAAGGCTCGTCCCTCAAAAAGAAAAATTGCGTCTTGGTGATAAACTTTTGCTGTCTTCGCGTTAGTCTATCACGGCCCTCACTCCAACGGCATATATTGCACCAATCATACAGCCCCCAACCGTCCTCACGGTCCTTAAAGGACTTTTCTGGCTTATTCGTTTCACAATGTTTGCACCATTTCATTATGGTCTCCCTCTATATATTAAGCTGAATGGATGGGTAATTTAGACTCTTTTCAAAATAAAAATAAAATAAATGTAAAATTCAAACAGTTGTTTGAATCCTCAAAATAAAAATAAAAAATTTTAATTCCTTCCCTCTAAACAACTTATGAATAAAAGACAAAATAAAATTTATCATTTTAACCGTCCATTTTGCATAAATTAAAAAGGGACAACACTAAGCGAGCATGGAAGCGAGCGTATCAAAGTGTTCATGGATGAATCCAAAAAGAAGAATACAACGAAGCACGATGCTGAACTTGGTTCTAATTCGCATGGAAAAGGGGAGAGCCGGGACGCTCGATTATACCATGTACCCCACTATATATAAAATATTTTTATTTTGCTGCGAACATTTTCCTCTGCGAACCGTATAGTTAAATGAAAGCTACTTTTTTATCCTTGAAAGGGGATACCATGAGGATCAGTACCAGAGGACCGTTAATTGATTTGGGAGAAGAGTTTCCCAAACTCACAGAAAAACAAAGAGACGCTCTTATCTGTGTACATCCACACCTTGATGGTCTATCCCATAATGAGGCGGCTCAAGAATTAGGTATATCAAGAGCTTCTCTTGAAGACAGATTACAGGGAACCTATAAAAGAGTACTTTGGCTACAAGAAGATATGAAACGAAAGAGAACAGAAGCAGCAAAAGTAAGACGAAGCATACGAAACCCAATACGGCTTGGTGATATGTCGGGGATAGGAAGTGACGGCACTACTGATACATTCTTTGGTGAGAAGATTGTAGGAAAGTTTTAATGAATACCTTTCTTCATAATTATGCAGAAGTATATGATTACTTTAGACGCAGAGACTTCAAGACCTGTTCATTTGATACAGAGACCTCAGACTTGAACTACACAAAGTTACAGATGGTCGGCTGTTCTTTTTGCAATGGAGAAACTACTTGTTACATCAATCTCAATGAGATGAAAAAACCAGACAGGACCAAGACCATTAAATATATTCGTCACATGTTTGCAACTCATATCAAATCGGTGGCTATGCACAATGCTCCCTTCGATCTGAAAGTCTTATACAAGGAAGGTATCTACGATGTGACTGATAATATATTCTGTACGATGACGGCTCACCATCTTATCAATGAGAATTCCAATCATGGTCTAAAAGGACTTGCTGAAAAGTATCTTGGTGTTGTAGCAATTACCTACGAACACGCTTCGACATGTGGATTTGATCATCCTATGTTTCTTGAATATGCTTGTAACGATGCTAAATGGACCTTTGCTTTGATGAAAATATTCAATAAGAAGATATATGGTCTTGGTGTCAGTCGTTTATTCTTTGAAGTTGAGATGCCTTTTCAATTCGTTCTTATGGATATGGAAATAAACGGTGTTCAAGTAAATCGAGATAAGCTGGAGGAACTCAGAATAAAAGCATCTGCCATAAGACTTGAACTTATGCAAAAACTATACAAGATGCTTAACCTTGGTTACTCTCTTCAGGCTGATATGTTTACTGGAGATGTCGAACTGGTAAGCAAACATAAACTCAGCGACAATAACATCCGTAAGGAATTGGAACGTCGAGGTCTCAAATCCCCTTATCTGACCAAAGGCGGCAAGGATGGTAAGAATAAAAAAATGAGTGTTGGCAAAGAGACTATGACTCATCTGGCCGGTGATGAGTTTATAGACGAAGTAGCCAAGTATAAAATTGTTGATAAACTGCTTGGCTCTTTTATCGAACCAATGCCGGGACATCTTGACGATGATGGTCGTGTGCGTTCTTCATATTGGAATATCGGTACTAAGACTGGCCGGTTATCTTGTAGTAAACCCAATATGCAACAGAACCCCAAAGCAAATCCTTTACTTCCATTTGATTACAAAGAGATTTTTGAAGCACCCAAGGGCAAGAAACTTTTGAGTGTAGATTACAAGGGTCAGGAACTTCGTATTCTGGCAATAATCAGCCGGGACCCAACTCTTCTTAATGCTTTTAAGAAGGGATATGATCTTCACCTAATGACAGCTAATCATGTGTTTGAACTCGGCATTAAAGAGGAACAGTTAGCCGAAAGCCATAAAAGTTACAAGGAGTTGAAAAAGAAATATGACCATGAAAGGCACATCGGAAAAAACGGTTATAATTTCCCCATTATTTACGGAACAACAGCGTATGGAATCGCAAAAAGTACTGGAGTATCTGAGGATACTGCACAGATCGGGATCGATAGATTCTTCAATGCTTATCCGGAAGTCCGCAGAGCTATACAACGTTGCTCCACCTTCCTTAATGAAAACTGGCATGTCCGGTCGCTCACAAAAAGAAGACGCAGACTTGACCCCAATGAAAAGAAATCCCATCGTCAGGCTTTTAACTTTCTTATCCAAAGTCTTGCGGCAGACATGATTCGATGTGCTTGCAATAATATGAGAAAAGTAATTAACGAGCATCCTGAGTGGGGATTGAAAATCATTATGATTGTGCATGATGAGATCGTTATGGAGATAAATGAGGGCATGGTTGAGAAGGCGAGGCCGTTCATTGTTGATGTGATGGAAAACGCTATGCCAAAGTTGCCTCTCAAGATGTCGGTCGATATCGGTGTCGGATCTACATATAGTGGAGCAAAATAATGGAAAAATGTGAATGTTGTGATAGGGAATTTCCTTCATTACTTATGTCTGACGTAACAGTATTTCACAGAGAATATTGTGGAAAGATTCTTGTTTGTGATTTTTGCTACCGTGGACCTGTCTGTGCTAAATATCCCAAGGGAGAATATCTAAGAAAAGATAAAGGACTGGCTGGTTTGGTAAGAGAAAGACTGAGAAGTAATTACATGAAAAAATATAATTTGGAGTATGGCAATGCCCACGATTAAACGACAGCACATAAAACTGAAACGCAACAGCATTTGTCCCTGCGAAGAGAATGATAATAGAGAAAAGCCAAAGAAGTACAAGCATTGCTGCCTAAAGAAAATACAAGATCAAGAACAACAAGCTTATATGCTAATACATCACAATGAAAGAATTGAAAAGGTGAAGAAAAATGTTGCAGCAGCTATTCAGCATGACATTGATCATCCTCTTATACTGCCTAACCATCAGATTACTGTGCGGAATGGCGGTAACACTAATATCATTATTCCTTAGAAAGGGTAAGTAATGGAATGGCTGACTAATCTACTAAAGAACCTGAGAGACTGGCTCCCCCGGAAATACTTCCTTGGTCCAGACGAGAGTGGTCTCCGTCTTACTCTCGGTAATCGTGTCAAGACCTTAATGCCGGGATGGTATTACTATTGGCCGGTATTACAGGAGTGCAGAGGGATAAAGGTAAATCCACAGTTAGTAGATTTGCGGCCACAAAGTGCTCTTACCCGCGATCTAAAAGACATAGTGATTAGTGGAGGTATAAAGTATCGGGTATCAGATTGTCGTAAGGCAATGCTTGATGTACACGACTACGACGAAAATATCCGTACACTGGCTCTCGGCATCATCTGTGAATACGTAGGCCACCATAACTTTGAAGACCTGACCAACCTTACTGAGTTAAGAGAAGCTATTCTTTCTGGTGTTCGTGACGAAGCTGCCGGTATGGGCCTAAAGATTATGAAGGTGTATATCACTGACATCGGCAGAACAAAGAATATCCGAATAATGGGTGGCGAGCATACTGTAATAGAGGAACCTGAAAATGAGTAAGAGTGATGCCGGTAAAGGCGACCGTCCCCGGCCATTCAACCGTAAGAAATGGGATAATTGGTGGGACCAATACGAGAAAGGAAAGAAAGATGAGAAAAAGCAAGACGATGTACATGGTAGTGATGAAGCCGGTATTTCCTGAAGGTGTCTTCTATACTTTAGAGAAGGTGGAGGAACTATGCTACACAAAATCAAAATTATGGGCATGGATTGTTTTTATCATACGAGGCTGGAGACTTCCGATAGAACATTCAATTCAAATTATTACATTAAGGCCGGGAGAATGAGCATAACAAAGAAGGCTGACGAGATGCCGGGAATCTACCGGAAGAATTACTTAGCTGTGGTATCTGGTAAGGCCAGTCCCCGGAATGCTGTCAAAGCATTTTGTATTGAATGTATGGGTTACAACCGGGCAGAAGTAACTAACTGTGACACCATTGAATGTCCTCTTAATCTTTATAGACCATATAGAAAGGCCGGTGATAGTGATGAGTGAATTAGTATTCTGTGGAAAATGCAAACATAAAAAATATCTTGAAGCAGCGATGGGATGTTTCGGGTATGTCTGTAAGAAGAACCCCAAACCAGTAATTACTTATATTCACTCTTATAAACAGAAAGAACAGTGTGAAGTAAAGAATAAGAATAATGACTGTTCTGACTTTGAAAAGAAACGGAGATTATTTTGATTGAGAAACAAAGAGAAAAAGAATTTCTGTTTGAACTGGAACGGTTGTATCATAATTACTGTCTGGCAGTTGGTTGCACTACTGATGGAGAAATCATACTGGTAAATGTTGATTGTGGAAATATAGACCTAACCACAAAAAAAATTGAAATGTATATTGATATCCTGAAAGAAGAGGCCCCGGAGGATGTGATATGATTATCTGGCTAAGGAGACACACTCCTACTTGGTTACTGAGATATCTGGTATGGAGGAATTACCGACTCCGTATGGCCGGTCGTTTACCTAATGGTTGGTATTGGGCCGATCTGGAACTATGTCTCCGAAAATACATAACTTGTTATTGCTGTGGTCGTCTTGTGATTCTGTCTGATCGTGGTTGTGACTGTAACCCACCGGTCGGTATTCCTTCATGGTTAGGAGATAAACATGACCATTATGGCATAGGAGAAGATGAGAAGTGGGAAAAACACGGGTCTTCCAAGAAACCATTGAATATGGTTAAGTACAGGGGGGTTCCCTTTTACTACGAACCTTGTTTCTGTGATCGTAGTATCGGTGAGAGTTGTAAAGCCTGTCATCCCGACAATCCTGATAGGAGTAAAAATGACTTATAGCGTGAACCCCTTCAAATGGCTATTGTGGCTTTATCAGAAGATAAAATGGCGTAAATCGAAATGGCAGAAGTATTATATCTCGAAACCGTTGAGTAAAGCTGGTAAGGCCGCGATGTATAAGGAACTACGGGATATTATGGATAGCCGTGATTATATTGGCATTCCACCGTGGATGGCTTTAGAGCATAAATCTTACGGAGAATCAAATGATTGAAGTATTCGCAGTATTGATATTGGTGTATTGTGCCGTCCGGTTGGTTGTTTTGTTGAAGAGATTTATTAGGGGGAAATGGTATGATTGATTGTTTTAGATGTGCTTTTTGTAAACGTAATGGAGACAAGCAACTTCACATAAAAAAAAATGCAGTCTATTGTGATTGTCCTAAATTTTTTGATGCCGAGGATTATACAAAGCATTGTAGAGTTTCAACTCATACTTCATGTATCTATTGGACCGATTCTATAACAGGTGAGAAAAAAGGAGATGACATGTCAAAACTCCTTGCTTACGATGACCCACATCCTTCCGGGGGCAACTGCCATGTTATTATGACAGAAAAGCAGGCTATTGAATGGGTCAAAAAAATATACAAGGAAAACGAAGGAGTGGTACTTACAGATAAACAAGCTCTTGATGAATTCATTGCAGTTAATTTTGCTTATTGGGAAGAGGACAGCAGATACAGAGAAGGGTATGTTAAAGGTGCTGCTGATTACGGTGGTATTATCGTCCATCCAGAAAATGTTAGAATACCGGAAAGGAAATGATATGAGAGATTACCAACAACAACTCGTGGACTTACAGAATGTCGTGATAAAAGGACTGAGAAGTATCAGAAGAAGACGACTACTAAAGTATGCTTATCCAATAGTATTGGAAGGGGAAGAGGGAGTGATCATCCGTGACCTTGGGGTGCTAATCGCTGTTGGAGATAAAGAGTGCCAACTTGAGAAATATGCCGGTTCCGTCTTTTTCGAAAAATCACCTGTTTTATGCTCAAGAGAATTTCCGGTTCCGGGTCTCGGTGAGACTCCTGTTACAAGCCAGTAAGTAGGCCGAGGGGACGGACTTCCGGCTTCAGAATGGACGCGAGCACTGTTTTCCATGCGGATGTATCATAGAGGCTCTCTCACAACTTATACCCCGTAAGTGTCTTCCCTGAACAGATTTCTATGAAACCTCAGACTAATCGTTATAAGCCTTATAATTATAACTCTGTAAGATTCCGTACACGATTAGCAAGGTCCATAATTATGCCGGTCAGTCTTTTGTAGATGATTACGACCCCCAAAAATTTTGAAAAATATTTTTCAGAAAATCTCTCTAAGTGTATAACACACCCTCCCGATACTGAATAGTCCAATCGGGGGGACCTGTACCCGGTCCGATATTACACACGCGATGTATATGGGATGGGACAAGACATAGCCAGTATACTATAGGCAATAGTCATTGTATACCTATTACATGCCGGCAGCATATCAACCGGGGCACATACTAATAGACAGGAGGTCTGGAGGCTGCACAGTAACCGTTGCGAAAATAAACTTGAGATAATACTTGACAACCGGCAGTCTATAGGGTATACTATTAGTATGGCAATAATCAATCGTATGATTGATAGAGATTGCAAGCAATCGTTAATGCCAATGAAGGGACAAAAATATGGCAAAACAAGATAACCAATTTTGTGTTGAAGTCTATTCTTGTGGACGCTGGGTAGCTGTTGCGTGGTTCCCTACTGAAAAAGAGGCCGCGATTTGTGCTGCACAGCGGGTCGGTAAAGTGCGTAAAATGGCAAGGAAAACTTTATAGCAGCGGATTTAATAGGGGGGCAGGACAATGGTCAAGGAAGTACGCAAAGAGATACAAAAGAGATATGACAAGGTACTAAAAGACCTGCATACATGCACGCCTTCAGAGAAGGCCGGTTTGAAACAGTTGCTGAAGTACTATTACAATCTATTGAATTAAGGGGACGCAGAGTGAAAAAGAAAAAAATAAAGTATGAATTGCGGTATTTTATCGATGACAATATATCAGCACGGTTTGCGACCTACACAGACAAAGAGGAAGCAATAGGGGTCGCAAAGTTTCAAAGCAAACATGAAGAGGACCGAATCTATTTTGTCAAGATGATTACAGAACAGGTGATTTTCTTTGTTGGGGAATGGGGTTGAACAATGGGTAGACAATGGAGTATAAGAGAGTACTTTATCGTTGCAGTATTAACATTTATTGCATTATGCTGAAAGGGGAAAGTATGAAGTGGGAATGTATAGGCACAAACTCGACTCGTTGTCATTTTCGCAGGCCGTTTAAGGACCAGTATCAACCGGCAAAAAGTAACGTCTCAAGCGTCAACAAACGCAAGTACCTGAAACTGTACAACGGCGATATTTACTGTGTGGAAACGAACACGATACTCGACCAAAACAGGTTGCAAGAATTGTTGACAATCCTGTAATAGACGGCTAAAACACGGTTTACGGCATAACAAGGGTCATTGGCCTATTCAGGGTCAATGGCCTTTTGTTTTCTCTTCTCTTATAGTGGTATACGCAAGATCACCCGATGGATTATGCCCGCGATTATTGCACTTCTGCCGATTATACCGACTGTCAAACAGGACCCCATTTCCAATAGTTTACGAAAGATTTCGTCAATTCGATTCTAATGGCCTAAAATATGGACCGGCAGTCTACCACCTAAAAATCATTTTGACGGCTTACAATCGAATCTGGAAGCTTTTGGGGGATTCTGATATACTCCAACACCCACGTTTTAGACTGATTTTGCCGCCGTCCGATAATTTTAAGATATGGACATAAAAAAAGAGCAAAGCCGAGGCCTTGCCCTTTTTCGTGCAATCATTTCGTGCCTTGCACTGGATAATAACCGGACTAAGTCTAGCCGGTTATCTGCCCCGTGGGGATATGATTTATTTTGCCGGTTTGACGTAGTCTGGATTCTTGATAAAAGCATTGACGCCGACGATAAGAGGCGACCCGTTGACTTGCACCGATGTTGGGGTGTTTCCATGACTTGACGCTACCTGTAAAGTTTTGCCGGAGGGTGAGACGGTCGGCACTTTGTTCTTGTCAAGTCTGATGACAATCTGATTTTTTTCTTCTGTTACTTGCATAGTCTTTCCCCAATAAAATAAAATGATTGTTTACACTTCTTTTAATTTATACGCTGTCGGTTTTTCTTTGTTCGGATTTTCTTTTTTCTTTTTCGCATAGTTTATCCCCTTTTACTTATAAGAAAAAGCCTTGCACACTGTTTTGTAAGACACCCAAACAACACAACATTCTCCACAAAAGTCGATATGGCCAATAATACCTTTGCCGTATTTGTCAAGTATGCCAACACTTTGTTTTATTGTGGGCAGAGTATAATACCACTTAAGATATACATTCTCTAAAATACCCATCTTGAACCCTCTTTACTGCAATCGTTTTCCGGCGGCATTGTGCAACCGTCTACGTAGTCGAAATACTCACAAGATACGCACCGACTCGTTTCAGAACACAAACACGATTCGCCGGTTAGTCCGCAATCGCTGCATACACACGCCATTATATTATCCCCCTAAAAAAGATGTCATTTATTTTGATAAAGTCCGATTTGCAATCGGAACAGACTTCTACTTCTGAAACGCATTGATAATGTCTTATATATTGGCAAGCCCCGTACCATACTTCTCTATGACATACCGGGCAAATACCGATGCCTGTTGAATCAAACTCTATTTCAATATCATACGCCATAAAATGTCCCCGAATTAAAAAATTTCCGCTTTCCAAACTATACTCTGGAAAAAAAATAAGGTTCGTAATAAAATAAAAAAATCTTTTGCCCCATCCATCGAGAACATACCGACCGGTCTGTTTGTGGATAATATGGGACTATTGGATAATATAGGACTGGTTGCCAGCCGTGGCTTTGATGGCAGGGGAAGAGGCTTACGGTATAAAGCCATCGAAGGGGAAGAAGATTACGCAGGGAATAAGCTTGGCTGGTATTATCGAGCAGCCGTGCTCTCACCTTTTCATGCGAAACGTAACCAATATTCGGCCTCCTGCCTCACTTACCTTGGTTGTCTTCGTTCTTCCATGAACTGGTAGCGAAAGCTTCGTGCTTTCTTAAATATATTACTACGAATTTCATGGGGATTTGTTCGGGGAAAAATAAATTTTTATTTTCTTTAGAACAAAAACAAAACAAAATCGTAACAACATTGAAACGAAATTTTTTAATTCTTTTATGGAGACTATTATGACAAAAAAAGACACAAGCGACTTGACCAGAGTACGAAAGTTAATAGCCAAGTATAAGGGACAACTCCAAAAAAAGAACATCCGTGAAAACTTCGGCCAAATCTTAGTATCAATGCTTGAAGATGAATTTCCCAACTATCAATATGGGTCAAATGCTATCTGGCCTTTGATTAGAGAATTTGATGAATGGTGTATGAACTATACTGATTAACCTCTATTAAAGGAAACTATTATGATTGACAGGTGGCGAATAGTAATGACGGACGAAAATGGCACTGACATTGATTTTGATTGTGATTTGGGGGAGTATATAACAGAACAAATAGACGAGATAATAGAAACAAACAACGATGTTAGTTGGGGAACATAATTATGACAGTAACCGAAGCCTTACAACTCATCGAGAAGAATGAACATGTACCGGCTCTAAACTATGCTATCAACTATGCTCACTATGCCTTACAACTTGACCAAACAACCAAAGACTTTAAAGTACAGCTACTATATGTATTGAATAACATGGCACACTGGAGACAAAATTTACTAACCAGCCCAACAACAGCCACCGAGATTAGAGAATGCCGAACTGTCTTAAAGAAAGCGAGTCAATAATATGTATATTGAAATCAAAGGATTTGTAGATAAATTTGGCCGAATTTGGGATTTACCGGCTTGGGAACTTTGTCAATGGTGTGGTCAACCGGATAACTGCGGAGATTGTAACCATGAACAATTAACTACCACAGACGTACAAGAATTAGGTTGTGTCGGTGTGGTATTACAAAAGTGAGCAAATGACCGAAACCGGAACAAACTGGTATAAAGACAGCCGACAAATCATAGAGAAATTATATGGCGATGATGCTGATATGTTCTGTGATATCTTAGCTGCCACGTCCCCCCGTAAGCAGGTAAAAGTAAATTGGGATATAGCACAAAACATCTATGAACGGTACAAACATGATGGGTACATTGACTATCAAGGGCTGATGGGAAGTCATATTCCAAATGTACTGAGAGCAATATATAGAGAACCCTTGCACGGTTATAAAGTACCGGCCTTTGCAGCCAACTTAAAAGGCGACATGAATCGTGTCTCTATTGACACTTGGACAATACGATACTTTGGAATAAAACAAAGGGAAATCAGACGAAAAGAGTATTACCGGCTGGAAAAAGCAATACAGCTACTTGCTAAACATCGTGGTATGAAACCGGCAGAATATCAAGCAATAATATGGTGTGAAGCTGTAATAAAGGCGGGTAGAACGCCAGTGTCTTATGCCGACATGGTTTAATTTATGGAGATATAATGATTGATGACTTTGAAGCAGTTATGAAGAAGATGGAAGAAATACACAGCCGGTGGCCCTCACTACGATTCTGTCAAGTGATTGACAACGTATACCCCGGTAGTAAGTACTATATAGCTGATACTAATCTATTGACAGCATTAGAGGTTTACTTGGAGAACCATTGATGAAAAAGCACAAAAAGTACAAACCCCGAAATGTAAACATGGACACCATAAGATTAGAAGACAGAACCTTTCTCTACCCCGGTGATTCCATAGCAACCGTTCCCTGTCCTAACTGGCTAAGACGCAGAATGGAATTCAACATCAGACAAAATGCCCGACGATCAAATGTCGTCTTTCCATTGCGTCAAAAAGTAGCAAGAGAAATGCTTGAAGAATATGATATACCATTTCTTAGACCGAAAGGAAACTAATAATGGAAAACTTATCAAGTTCAACCGACCGATTGGCATGGCAACCAACAAGAGAACAAGGCAGGGGAAGCGGATTCACTGTTCATAACGATAAACAACCGGCTGCTTCTTCCAACCGTCCTCTAATTCGGGACTATTACAAATCGAAAAAGTATGCAGACATGTTGAGAGTTGAATAATTCGAGTAAATAGTACAACGACCGTAGCTCAATTGGTAGAGATTCCGGCTGTTGACCGGAGAATGCAGGTTCGAGTCCTGTCGGTCGTGATTAGGAAAATAAAATTTTACGAACAAAACATTTTTTGAAACGTAGTATTTTTTGAAAGCTAAATTTTTCTCTGGAGACTGATATGAAATACTGTTTCTTGCAAGTATCCGACCGGTTACTGAATCCTGATGACAAGAGCAATCCTGCTGATAACTACTTTAAGGCCATCTGGCCTAACATGGCCGATGAAGGCTACTACCGACCGAAGCATTTTTGGGAGATACCGACCTGGATTGCAGAACTTGCTTACTGCCTAAATGATAGAAACAATGAACTTGAGTTATTTCACATTGATATTATTTCCAGAGACAGACATTATCCTATTCTTCCTGAAGCTGATTTCTATCTTGCCTCTGTTATGGACTGCAACAAAGAATATTTTCGTGTAATTGCAAAAAACAATCCCGATAAAGAATTTCGATTTGGTGGATACATTGGATACGTAGAGTTTAGTGAATACTTCAAAGGTCTTAACAATGTGGTATGGTATCTTGACATCAAAGAGTTTTGTAAATTTCGAGGGATTAAATACCAATACGGAACCGACTACTCCTTATTCAAAGGAACGAAATGTATCCCCCGGCTGACTTTATCTAACGGATGCACCAATCATTGCCGGTTCTGTACTGTGCCGGATGAAATAAAACCTGTTTCTTGGAACAGGGTATTACAACAAATAATGTCATTTCGTGATTTAGATTTTGAACTAATTTACATCAACGATAAAACTTTTGGGCAGTGCGACAATTACCGATGGTTGGGAATATGTTATCGAATAATCAAAAAGTACAATCCAAAATTTCAGGGATTTACTATACAGACTACATGTCATCAAATAATAAAATTCAACAATAGGAACAAAGACCTAAAACCCCTGTATGTTGTCAATGTAGAACTTGGAATAGAATCATTCAATAATAGTATATTGAATAAATACAGCAAACCGCAAAATACAAGTACCATCGATTTAGCTGTGTTCATCCTTGAAAAAATGGGAGTCAATATAATCCCGAATATCATCATTGGACTGCCGGGTGAGAACCTATTCACCTACTGGGCAACACTGGACTGGCTAAATGACAACAAACAAAACTTCCTGATGTTAAATATTACAAACTTTGTTCCTTATGTCGGAAATGAAGTTAGTACTGTCGGTCAAGACCTTAATGAAAATAGCATGAAATGTAGTTATCACACACCATTAGAAGCAGCCGCCGTCAGGATATTTACTGAATCACTGTTTGATATCGGTATGGAAATTATTGAAGCAACGAAAGCGAGGTCGATATGAATGAGTTAGAAAAAGCTGTATTGGCTGTAATGATTACACAAGAACTACTCAAAAATGAAAAGAAAATACTTGCTATAAAAATAATCAGATTCATGTATGGTGCTGATTTACGTGATGGAAAAGATTTTGTAGATAGGCTGGAGACAAGATGAGAAATAATTGAAGCAACGAAAGGAAAATCAGTATGAATGAAGTGAATGAAGTAGTAAAAGCTACCAGAGCAATGAGTTTTGTAAAACGATTACTGGAACAAGACAAAAAACCAGAAGCAATACAAGCAATTGTGCTTATCTATGACACAAATAACCATGATGCCGGACTTTTTGTAGAAAAGGTGGAGGTAAAATGAGAAATAACTGCCGAGTAGTGCTGACCGACCGGTGTAATCTCGACTGTTCTTTCTGCTGTATGAAAGACAAAAGGATTTATTACTCTTTCACAAATCAAACGGCATTATGGATTGCACAGCAAAGATATGATGAAATTGCTATTACCGGTGGCGAACCATTGATGGAACTTGAGAAACTGGTACAGTTTATTTGTTTGGTGAAGTATTTCAACCCTGACGCAAAAATGTATTTGTACACCAATGGAATGTCCTTAAATTATTATGAAGCGTTTACATTAAAAACTGCCGGTCTTACCGGCGTCAACTGGAGTCCCAAAGAAAAACCTAATTCATATTATCAGGAAAAGATGACTTTTATCCATGTCTGTCTTATACCAATACGGATACTAATTCAAGACAGGCTAATGGATGATGATATCTTACAATTTGCCCTAAATAATAACATGCAAATTAGGCAATGGACTATCGGTGATTGCGATGATATGAAGCCGGAAGACCGGTTTAGAATTGATTGGAGTAATGTATGAAATTAACTGATGAAGAAATGAAAAGAGTCAAAGAAAGCCTTTGTACTTACGACAAAAGAAGTCCTTATTTTGATGAAAAATTTAATGAGGAAAGAGGCGACTGTTACTGTGATAGTTGTTTTCGTGGACAAGCATGGATGGCCGAACTAATATTAAAACTAATCAGAGAAGAATAATGAAAAAGATTGAAGCTTGGAAAACGAGTGATGGCAAAGTATGGGAAACTGAAGTAGCCGCCGAGATGCACGAAAAGAGAATAACAGGAGAAGAAAAA